CATGCATGTCTATCATGGCAAGTGCAGTCAGGACGATTAAGCGGTCAGAGATCGCTGCAGAGTTCTACAGTTATCCGCAGCGTTATATTTTGGGCATGGAAAACGGCTCGGAGCTGGATTCGTGGAAGGCTACGATGTCTGCCATGCTCCGGATCGATAAGGACGAAGACGGTGACCGTCCTGTTGTTGGTCAGTTCCAGACTGCGAGTCAGACTCCACATATCGACCAGCTCCGGATGTTTGCCGGATTGATGGCTGGGGAGACCGGCCTCACTCTGGAAGATCTCGGTTTTCCGTCAGACAATCCGTCAAGTTCTGAGGCCATCAAGGCCAGCCATGAAACACTGCGCCTGACCGCCAGAAAGGCACAGAAGACGCTCGGAACGGGTCTGCTAAACGCTGGATACCTGGCGGCATGTGTCCGGGATGATTATCCGTATAAGCGGAACGAGATCTATAACACCCGCGTCAAATGGGAACCGATTTTCGAGCCGGATGCCGCTTCCTTGTCCTTGATCGGCGACGGTGCAATTAAGATTAACCAGGCAATCCCCGGATATATTGACGCCGCCAAGCTGAGAGACGAAACAGGGTTCTAAGCATGGATATCACAAAAAAGATTAAAGACATTCTTGCAGAGTATGACAAGAGGGTCGACAACAGTTCGGCACCTGTAAACGCAGCGAAAAAAGCAATGGCAAAATGGGAAGCAGCGCAGGAAGTCGCAAAGGCCATCGGCGGGACAGCAGCTGACATCATGCTGACCGACATCCTCGACACGGAGATGACGGAGGCAGAGCTTGCTGAAGTCGTTACACAGCTCATGCAGCGGAACCATGAGAGAGCCGCCGAAGCTGCCAGACTGGCACAGGTGGCGACCAATGCTGAGGCTGGCATCGGGCTGAAGCCGATTGTTCCGGAGTTTGACAAGGTTCGAAACAGCGACCTGATCGGCCTGATCTCTGCGGGTGAATCCGTGGAAACGATCCGGCAGAAGGTGATCAATAACAGTCTGAACGTGGTCGATGAGGCGATCGCAGAGAACGCAAAACTACATGCTAATTCCGGGCTGAAAGTTACCATTACCCGGAAGTATGACGGAGTCGGTCTCCGAAACCGCAAGCAGTCTTGCCAGTGGTGTCTGGCCAGATCCGGCACCTGGACATATGAAGGAGCACGCGAGGCAGAAGTCTTTGCCCGGCATGTTGGCTGCGGATGCGTTATCGTTTACAACACAAGCAAATTTAGACAGATCCAAGTTGGACGTGGTTCTTTCCGCGACTTATAAGGAGGTGATCGGTTGGAGGACATCCGGATCGGCAGACAGTCGCCGACGGTGTCCGTGATACTTCCTTATACCGACACAAGAGGGCAGGAAGCTGTTGATCTGTATAACGCCACAGAGCGCATTGCAATGGACTGGCAGGTCGCCCTCTGCTATGACATCATGGCCGTCAGCTCCGAAGGGCTATGGATCCATCAGAAGTTCGGCTACTCCATCCCACGACGAAATGGTAAGTCCGAGGATGTGCTCATGCGCTGTCTGTGGGGCTTAAAGAACAGTGAGCGGATACTTTATACCGCACACCGGGCAACGACCTCACACGCCGTCTGGGAGCGTCTGGCGAGGCTCTGCGAGAAATGTGATGTGGAAGTCGTTTCGTCCTTCCGGGCATTCGGCAAAGAGCATTTATATTGCGCTAATGGTGCGGTCATCGAGTTCCGGACGCGAACCTCTACAGGCGGTCTGGGTGAAGGCTTCGACCTTCTGGTTATTGATGAGGCACAGGAGTATACGCCGGAGCAGGAGACCTCTCTGAAGTATGTTGTATCAGACAGCCCGAACCCGCAGACCATCATGCTGGGCACGCCACCAACGGCCATCTCTGCCGGAACTGTATTTCCTAAGTTTCGGACGAAGGTGCTAAGCGGCGAGGCATACGAATCCGGCTGGGCAGAGTGGTCAGTCGATAAGATGACCGACCCGCACAACGTGGACGCATGGTATGAGACCAATCCATCCCTTGGAATCATTCTGAAAGAGAGGACGATCCGCTCCGAGATCGGAGACGACGACGCGGACTTCAACGTCCAGCGCCTGGGTCTGTGGCTGACTTACAACCAGAAGTCAGCGATTAGCAGAAACGAGTGGGAGGCTCTGGAGGTTCAAAGGCTTCCGAAGCTGACCGGGCAATTGTTCGCCGGTATTCGCTTTGGTATCGATGGAAACGTCTCGCTGTCGATTGCTGTACGTACCAAAGACGGCAAAGTCTTTATTGAGGCCATCGGATGCAAACCCATCCGGGACGGTGTCGCATGGCTGGCGAATTTCTTGACGAAGGCCGACATCCGGCAAGTCGCTATTGATGGCGATAACGGCAGGGAGCTGCTAGTGGATGCGCTGAAGCGGATTAAATTCAAGCACTACGAGTTGACTACATGGAAGCAAATCATTAAGGCCAGTTCGATGTTTGAACAGGCAATTTCATCCGCGTCTCTGGTTCATATGCGTCAATCGGCCGTCACTCAGATCGTGAGCAACTGCGAAAAACGGTCAATCGGTAGTGGTGGCGGTTTTGGATACAAATCGATTCTGGACGGAGCGGATGTCTCCATCCTTGAATCACTCATACTAGCTCATTGGCTTTGTGTCGATGTTAAGGAAAAGAAAATTCAAACAATCGCGTATTAAGGCATCCGTCAGGGTGCTTTTTTAATACCAAAAATTCACGGGTACCACCGGTTAAATGGGGAGGATTTAAGTTATGGCATTTACACCTATCGAAACACAGGAACAGTTAGACCAGATCATCGGTGAGCGCATCAAGAGAGCAGAGGCAAAGGCGGCAGAAAAGTACGCCGATTATGACAGCCTCAAGGAACAGATCGCTAAGCTCACCAACCAGATCACACAGCAGACGGAGACGATCACTGGCAACAAGACGACCATCGAGGAGCTGACCAGCAAGGTGCACAAGTACGAGACGGACTCGGTAAAAACCGCTGTTGCGCTTGAGATGGGTCTGCCTTATCAGATGGCAGGGCGGCTTGCCGGAAACAATGAGGAAGAGATCCGGGCAGATGCCGAAGCTATGGCTAAGCTGATCGGATCACCGAAACCGGCTGCACCGCTTGGGTCTAGCGAACCTGTAAACACCAACACACCAGATGCGGCATGGAGTAAATTCGCCGCACAGTTAACAGATTCTGATTAAGGAGAATAAATTATGGCAACAAGAACTACCGCAGGAAACAACTTTCCTACTGAATTAGTCGCTGAAATGTTTAACAAGGTCAATGGACACTCTGCTCTGGCAAAGCTGTCCGCAGCTAAGCCGATCCCCTTCCAGGGTGAGACCGTTTTCACCTTCTCCCTGGGTGGCGAGGCTTCTATCGTCGGTGAGGGTGAAAACAAGCCCGCCGGTGATGCTACCATCACACCGAAGACGATCCGTCCGGTCAAGTTTGTTTATCAGCATCGTGTATCCAACGAGTTCGTTTACAACGCAGAGAGCCGCACGAACTACCTGCAGGCATTCGCAGATGGCTTTGCCAAGAAGATCGCAAGAGGTCTTGATATTGCTGCTATGCATGGTGTAAACCCGGCAGATCTGGCAGATGCTTCTTTCAAGGCTGCCAACAGCTTTGATGGTCTGGTTACCGGCAACACTGTCACTTATGTCGCTGCTTCTGTCGATGACAACATTGACGCAGCTGTTCAGCAGGTTATCGCTGACGGTGGTGTTGTAAACGGCATCGCAATCTCTCCGACAGCCGGAGCAGCCCTTGCAGCAATCAAGGTCAACGGCGTCGCTCAGTATCCGGAGTTCCGCTTTGGCTCTAATCCCAATGCTTTCTACGGCATGGCTTCCGATGTTAACAGCACCGTCTCCGTGACTGGTACCGCTACCGGTTCTCAGACTGATCATGTGATTGTTGGTGACTTCCAGAATGCATTCCGCTGGGGCTATGCAAAGAACATCCCGCTTGAGGTCATCGAGTACGGTGATCCGGATGGACTGGGCGACCTGAAGCGCACCAACGAGGTCGTGCTTCGTGCAGAGGCCTTTATCGGCTGGGGCATCCTTGACGCTAACAGCTTCGCTCGTGTTAAGGCATGAGATACAGAAACGTTAAAACCGGGGCGGTAATCGAGACTCAATCGGTGCTTGGTGGTAACTGGGTGCCGGTCGATGATAAGAAAACCGCTCCGGCGGTCAAAAAGAAAACTACTGTGAGGACATCGAAAAAATGAGTAGCGCATTTGCGACACTTGAAGAAGTGATTACTTTAACCGGCAAGGACTGGACGGAAGACGAAGAGAATCGGATCGAGGCACTGCTTCCGATTCTTTCCGATGCGCTCCGTATCGAGGCCGCAAAGGTCGGAAAAGACATAGACGGCATGATTCTGGCCGAGGATGCTTATAAGAGTGTCGTGAAGCTGGTCATGGCCGATATCATCGTGCGCATCATGCGACAGTCGCAGGAGGGCGAACCCATGTCCCAGGAATCGCAGAGTGCTATGGGCTACAGCTGGTCTGGCACTTATGCGATCCCGGGCGGCGGCATGGCCGGAGCTATCCTCCGGAACGACCTCAAAAGGCTGGGGCTTCGCACACAGACATGGGGGAGCGTTGATTTATGCCCAAGATCAGAGGAATAACAATAACGCTGTACCAGACAGAGCAAAACGGTGTGGATCCATTCGGCAGACCTGTCATGGTCGAGACTGCTGTGCCGGTTGAGAATGTTCTGATTGGTGAACCTTCGACAGAGGATATCATCAACGAGCTGAACCTTTCCGGCAAACGTCTGGCCTACACGCTGGCACTGCCAAAGGGCGACGCACATAACTGGAAGGATAAGCGGGTCGAATTCTTCGGGGAGGTCTTCCGCACGATCGGAGAACCGACGCAGGGCATCGAGGCGAATATCCCTCTTAGCTGGAACAGAAAGGTAAAAGTAGAGCGTTATGAGTAAAGCATTTGAATTCGAGGCTAATGACGCGGGCATCCGACAGCTGCTTAAGTCTGGTGAGATGATGGCCGTCTGCAGAGCGCATGCAAATGCGACCGCTGCGGCGTGTAAATCACCCTGCTGGATCAGCGAATATTCCGGCGGTGCGACCCGTCTGAACGTTTCAGTTTCGACGCTTAAAAAGAATAACGATCTGCTTAAGGCACTGAGATGATTGAAAAAATTGTTTTGGATTACTTGTCCGACGCCTTGTCTGTCCCATGTCTCATGGAAGAGCCGACCGGCATGACAGACGAGGAGCTGATCGTAATTGAGAAGACTGGAAGCAGCTGCACGAACCGGATCTATACGGCAACGCTTGCGATCCAGTCCTATGCTCCGTCCATGTATGAAGCTGCTGCACTCAATGAGCAGGTGAAAGAGGCGATGGACAATATTGTCGCCCTGCCAGACATCGCAAGATGCGAGTTAAACAGTGATTATAACTTTACTGACACCGGCATGAAGCGTTATCGCTATCAGGCCGTTTTTCAGTTAACGCACTATTGAGAAGGAGAAAAACCAAATGGCACAGACTGCAAGCAACGTAACAGCGGGCAAGCCTGCGGTAGGCGGTGCGCTCTATCGTGCACCGATCGGAACGGCACTCCCGACTAACGCCACTACTGCACTTGGCGACGCTTTTACACCTCTTGGATATATGTCCGAGGATGGACTTACCAATGACAAT